CGCCGACGACGTTGCTCCCTTCCTGGTCAAGTTCAACCGCTTCAAGTGGGTCGTCATCGTCCTGGCGTTCTTTGCCTGCCTCTATGCCTTCTGGCCCAAAGACAAAGCCAAACCTGTGCCTCCTGCATGGCTTCCGGCTGCTGTCCAAGAGTACAAAGACAATCCACCAAGAGGACCAGAATTCCGCACCCCTGCCAAGCCTCACGGCGCTGCATCTGCTCCAGTGTCCGAAGCACCCCCAGACCTAGAGCCCTTCCGCGCTCAGGGCGTCCATATCACCGGCTGGGCAAAAATGGGCGGTCGCATCATCCACACCTTCTCTGTCTCGGCTGGTGCCTTCCACCTTTTCCCAATTACTCACGGTGAACTCGAAAAATCAGGCTACACCTTCCAAGCTCTCGGCCAATGTGCGGGCGTATTGCGTTGGGGTGAAAAAGTGCGAACGGTGATCTGTGATGCTCCCGTGATCGCTTCCGGGAAAAATGATTCACCTGTTGTGATCGACGCAAAATCAGGCGAAAAGTCAAGGGATATCTAAAACACATTCCTCCTGATCGACAATGCTGTTCGGAAGTCCGGGGAAGCGAATAGCGTTAACCCCGGACGTTCAGGGGGGTATGGGGGCGCCCCCATGTGCGAAGCCTTTATACTCAAAAAAACACCGGCCCTGTTTCTAGGCCAAGTTGTACACTTTTGGTTTACACAAGATACATCGTATTAAGTCGTGTATCACATACTGAAATCCATCAGTAACGGTTTGAGCGTGGACAGAACACGTAGCGAGTGCCGCGCCAGTCGCTGCCAGTGCTTTTTTTAATACTGCTTCCAGCTTCGCCCCCTTGGCAGTGCCTTCGTGTTGGGATATCAGGGCGCGGGCTCCCCAGGCGTCGGCATCAAGTCCGGCGATGCCTGCCATTAATGCTTGATCTGCTGGTGGGCAAGGTTTTCGGCCTTTTCTCCAGTCGCTGACAGCTTGACGGCTTGTTTCTAGCTGGCGTGCCAATTCCGAGTCACTACCGGCTGTTTTGCTGGCTCGGTTGATTAATTCATCTAAATAATTTGGCTTCATGTTGTCGTGCGTCCTTTTTTGGGTTACATTTCCCTGCCTGTCCTCTTTTTGGGGACATTAACTTTCAGCCCTGACCGGCTGGATTTTCTCAGAAACCAAAGGAACCGCCAAATGTCCCAAATTCAAGCCACGCCCCAAGCGGCCCGCTTTACCCGCTCTCACAAGCGCCCTCGTTTTCCAACAGCACACAAACCCGCGCCATCGCTTGGCGGTTCTGGCGCGGGGCTGTTGGAAGCCTGCTTGTTCCCTCAGCCAAAACACGATTCTGACCCTCATTCTTGGGTCACTGGCGAAGAGAATTCATTTAGCCAACTTCGCAAAGAATTTGAAACTGACGCCTGTATTTATGGTGTTCGTGGTCTTGACGCTGTTTATCAGATTCCTTGTGGTTCTGTCTGGTCATGCACTGCTGGGCGCAGTTCGTGGGGCAATTCCACTATTTGTCGCGGTGGGGTTTACTCATGAACGCCCTGACCCACGCCCCCCGCAACGCTGGCCCATGGCGCGCCATTGCTGAATTCTTGGATGAACAACACCTCGCCTCTTTTGGTCTCCGTCGCCTGCCTGCTCGGGAAGTCGCAGCGCAGCGGCAGGGACCCGCTTGCGGGATGGGACCGCTGCGCGAAGCGCACCCCGTTGGTAATACGGGGATAACCTCACTTCTGACGATTGCCAACCATGTCTAAGTCACCTCTCGTCCTGGTTGGTTCGGAAGTCAAGTTACGCCTCCTGGCTGAACGTCAATCGACTAAATCCGTTGTTCATCTGGATTGGGTCCGCTTTACTGTCATTCGTCGCAACGCTCCCGCTGCCAGTGCTGACAACCTCTTCCCCAAAAAACGCCCAATGTCCACCAGCATTTGGGATGAGGCCAACCGTGACGAGCAATTCCGCAAAATCTTGGCTGAACTGCCAGACGCTGACTTTCACGCCTCCGTACAAGCCCATGAATTGGCCATTGCCTCCGCTGCCTGCATGGGTCCGGCCTTTTCAGTCTCAAATGAGCCCAAAAAAGGCATCGATTTCTATAAATTCCGCTGGTCCATCGAACTGAACGGTCAAGAGTGCGGCTGGGTCGGCTTCCTCGCCTCCAGTGAGTCCCCCTGCCAACAAAGCCAAGCCAAGACAATTCACGTCAACATCTTTGGCACCGCCTGCACCTTTGCCGATACCGGCTGGAATCATCGCCTTGCCGATCTGGCTGATTCGTACGATGCGGATATCACCCGCTGTGATCTGGCCCTCGACTTTTTCGACGGCATACCGGGTGGCATTGAGTCAATCCGGCAAGACTACCGAGACGGTTTGTGCAATGTCGGCGGGCGCAAGCTCAAATTCAACATGGTTGGCGATTGGGAAAACGGCCACGACCGAAGCCTGTATATCGGCTCCCGCGAAGCCGGAAAAATCACCAACGTCTATGAAAAAGGCGATCAGCTTTTTGGTGAAAAGTCGAATAGCGAATGGCTCCGGGCAGAACTCCGCTATGGAAATAAATTGCGCGTTCTTTCAACTGAAATGCTTCGTCGCCCTGCTGACTTCTTCGCGGGCGCATCTGACTGGCATCAGTCCCTCATCTATCGCGCTCTCGCTCTTGAAGTAGTCGCTGAGCCTGTTAAGTGCACTCCTCGCCTTCAGGTCGAAACTGTCATGGCTGAGTGCACCCGTAATGTGCGGTGGATGATTCAAACCGCTGCCGCTTCCTTTGGTGTTGCCTGCAAGTATTTGACCGAAGCCCAATTGTTTGAACTCGTTGAGCATCAAAAACGCCCCGGTCGTTTGCAAAAGTTTTCTGAATCTGAGATCTCGAAACATTTTTCAAAGGCTTTTAGTCGCTTGAATTCTTACCCTGCCTCCTGCGTTCCTGCCTAGTTTTTCAAATCGTGAGCCTTTCACCCCTCGGGGCTCGTAGCGATTAATAAGAGGGAAAAAGTAAAAATCATGAAATTGAATTCAGTCGTTCTCTGCACCGGCATTAAAGAATCAGCCGGTTCGTTTGAGGGGAAAGCCTTCTCTTCCACCACGTTTCACCTGAACGTGGACGTTGCCGAAAATGGCGCGGGTCGCTCCCTCGGCATGGTTTCGCGTCCCTTCAAATTCGGTGACGCTACCGAGTTTCAAAAGTGGGAACACCTTAAAAACTCGTGGCCTGTCACCGGCGTGATGTGTGATGTGGTGTTTGATGTGGTGTCAGGCGCTGACAACAGCACAAAGCTCATGCTCCTGGAAATCAAACCCGCCAAAACAGCCCCTCGCGCTGCTGCCTAATCATGGCCCGCTTCCTCATCCAATCTCGCGCCTCTGGAAAGTTCCTCGCCGGTCTGGATGGGGACTCGCCCATCTGGGTTGCTGATCTGCGTGAAGCTGGCGGCGGTGTCTTTGATGACATGGATGCAGTCACGGCCATGGTGGTCGATCACTGCGACTTTGATGAATTCCCGTTTGTCATTGACTTGGACCGCCTCGGCACCTTCAACGACTACCCCCTTTTTGTGTCCACTGGAGATTAAAAAATGACCCTTGATCAAATCTATCGGGTAGACGCTGCCGGGGGCTTTGATTCAGTCGAAGAACTCAAAGCCTGCCTTGAGGAAAACGGTTTTGAGTACGGCGACGACCAAGAAAACGACGACGACCAAGGAGACGATTAATGCAACCCCGCCTTTTCTACCTCGTTTCTAGCCTCGCCCTGCTCTCTTTCATGGCTTTGATTTACGGATGACCGCCGAAGACCTTGCCCTGCTCGGCATCACCCCCGAATCAATCCTCCAGGTGTACGCGTGGGGCTTTGGTGCCCTCCTGGGCTCCTTCCTGGCGGGCTACGTGGTCTCGGTGGCCATCGGCATCATCCGACGCGCTTGAAGCCACCGCAAAGCCCATTCGGTGGGTTTTACGGTGTCAATTCCGGCATCATTTTTAAATTGGAGTTCTTCATGAACATTCGTAACAAACTGGCTACGGCCTTCGCTCTCGTTTCTGTCTCCGCTATGTCTTTCGCTCAAACTGCTTCGGGCATCGACGCTGCACTTGATGCTGTGGACTTGTCCGGCATCGTGACCAAGGTTGCCGCCGCTGGCTTGGTGATCGTTGCTATTGCTCTGGCCTTCAAAGGTCCTGATCTGGCAAAACGCGTGACTCGCAAGGTCTAAGGTCTAGTCATGACCCCTGCCCTCATCGTCCTCTTTTTCGGAATCATTGCCCTGATCGGGGCGATGAGTGGCTTTGTCTTCATTCAGGCCATGGGCCGTACTATCCCATGATTAAGCTGCTCTTAATATTTGTCCTTTTTTGCGCTGGCCCTGCCTTTGCTGGCTTCCAGTCAATGCGCCCCCCTCCCGGTTGGAACCCCGGCAACCCTCCCGCATACAAGCCTGCACCCGGTGAGTTCTATGACCTTGATAAACGCGCTTGGATGACACTTTCAAAGGTCGATGTCGGTGGCAAATTAGTCACTGTCCCTACTCGTTTACCGCTGCTCCCTGCGCTAGATGTTGGCTTAGCTGTAGCCTCGGCTTTTTCAGCCAATCCGGCCATCATGGTTGCCACTGCTGCATTTGCGCTTTACAACTATTATTTAAGCCAAAAAGACATTACAGCTAACTCCGACGGCACTTTTACAAAATTACAAGATACTAGTTCTCCATCTTGCGTTGGAAATTACGAATACCGTTTTGTGTCTGGCGGCTACACCGGGGCCTGGGCCTGCACAATTACTCAAGCTGCTACAAGCTGGGCATCTGTTGTTACCTCTGGTGGCGTTTACTCAGAGACATTGAATTCTTGCACCGGTTCCAATTGTTATTTTTCTTACACTCGCAACAGTACTGGCTTCACAGGAACTGAAACCGTATCAAACCCACAGTCTCGCGCAGCCACTACAACGACAGGAAAAATTCCTGTTCCTTACACACCACAACAGGTTGCAACGGATATGGCTCCCGTTCCTCTTCCTTCTGACCTTGCCAAGAGCCTGCCTTATGCCATCCCTGTCACGTCACCTGTGATTAATCCTGGCGCTGATGGATTGCCACAAACCCAGCGTGTTCCCCAAGGTTTGCCCCAGCCATTACCTTTGCCTTCTCCCAATCCAGACAATGAGCCGCAAAAGTATCGGCAACCCGTCATTGATATCGTTCCTTCTCCTACCGTTGATGACCCTTGGCGCGTTGATACTCAGCCAAAGGATATTATTTCAACAGACCCAACGCCCATAACTACGCCAACTCCAGTTTCTACTACTCCAGACCCAAATGTAACTACCGAAGCCACTCCTGATTTAAGTGCTTCTGATACGCCTCTAGAAGACATTCCAAAGCTTTACGAACCCAAATACCCAGACGGTATCGTTGGCGTCTGGAATCAGAAAAAAGCTGACCTCAAATCCACACCTCTGATTTCTCTCGTCAGCACAGTGATGCCAAACCTCGGCGATGGTGGCACCTGTCCCACCTGGACAATTGATCTCGATTTAGGCATTGCAAACTATGGCAGTCACAACGTAGCGCCCCCCTGCTGGATATTTGCCGTGCTGAAATCAATCGTGATTGTTTCCGCGCTTCTCCTTGCCCGTGCTTTGGTCTTCGGCGGTTGACATGGGCGCTTTATTTACCACTCTTTTTGCTAAGATCGCCGCCGTCATATCGTGGTTTTCCAAGCTCTTCGTTGCCATCTTTGTCTCTCTCTGGGACATCTTTAAAGACATCGGCTGTTGGATTTTTGAGCAAATTTTGACCGTCGCTATCAGTGCAGTTTCAACACTGGATACCTCGGCCATGTCAAATGCTGCTGCCGGTGGCTGGGGCTCACTGCCGGGTGAACTGCTCAATATGCTCGGCCTGCTCGGTGTTGGCCATGCAATCACCATCATCACCGCTGCCATCCTTCTCAGAATCACCCTGCAACTCATCCCGTTTACAAGGCTGGGTTCGTAATGGCCCTCGTCGCACCTGCCAAGGCATCACTCTGGGCCGCGCTCCGTTTCCTCCGCGCGAAGAAGTACCCCGAAGCCAAAAAAGCCATTGAGGATGCAATCCTTCTCCTGGAAATGACCCCCGACATGATCGACCCCGGAATTAAGCTCAAATGATCAATCTACTGCTCGGCGCTCCCGGTGGTGGCAAGTCTTACGAAGCCGTTTCGTATCACGTTCTGCCAGCTTTGCAGCGTGGCCGCAAGGTGATTACAAACCTGCCCTTGAACCTCGAAGCCTTCGAAGCCATAGAACCCGGTTCCTCGGCCTTAATCGAGATTCGGACATCTACCCTTGCTGCTGCCCCTGACACGTCAAGGGATGATGGTTCAGACGGTTTGATGAGCCTCATCACCCGCGCTCGTGCCTCCAAGTTCGTGAACCGGCCATTTGCAAACCCGGAAGACTTCGCATCTGATTGGCGTGGCGCTGACGGTATCGGCCCGCTGTACGTGATTGACGAGTGTCACTTCTGTATGCCAAAAATGGGAACGTCCAAGGCTGTCGAAGAGTGGTTTTCCATGCACCGCCATTTCAACGTTGACGTTCTCTTGATAACGCAGTCCAGCGGCAAAATCAGCACCTCTATCCGTGATCTGGTCCAAGTCTGCTACAAGGTCCGCAAAGCCGTTGCCCTCGGTAAAACGGACGAGTACATCAGGAAAATTTTTGACGGTGTGAACGGCGGCGAAGTGTCCACCACGATTCGCAAATATAAGTCTCAATACTTCAAGCTGTATCGCTCCCATACTCAAGGCCAAGCCCTCGACGAGCAAAGCGCCGACGACGTTGCTCCCTTCCTGGTCAAGTTCAACCGCTTCAAGTGGGTCGTCATCGTCCTGGCGTTCTTTGCCTGCCTCTATGCCTTCTGGCCCAAAGACAAAGCCAAACCTGTGCCT